TCAGGCGATCGTGTCTACGACGCCGCCGTCGACGCGCAACGCCGCGCCCGTCGTCGCCGACGCCTGCGGCGAGCACACGTAGACGACGAGGTTCGCGACTTCGTCGCAAGTCGCCGGCCGCTGGATGATCGAGCTCGAGCGGTGCGTGCGCACGAAATCGACCCCCGCCTGCTCGATGCTCGTGTGCTCGGCGTCGGCCGTCGCCTTGAGCATCGCCTTCACGCCGTCGGACATCGTCGGGCCGGGCAGCACCGCGTTCACCGTCACGCGGCTGCCGGCCGCGAGCTTGGCGAGCCCGCGCGAGATCGACAATTGCGCGGTTTTCGTGAAGCCGTAATGGATCATGTCGGCCGGGACATTGAGCGCCGATTCCGACGAGATGAAGACGACGCGCCCCCAGTCGCGCTCGAGCATCCCCTTCAGATAATGGCGCGCGAGCCGCACGCCCGACATCACGTTCATCTGGAAGAAATGTTCCCATTCGGCGTCGTCGATGTCGAAGAACGGCTTCGGGCCGTAGATGCCCGCGTTGTTGACGAGAATGTCGGCCGACGGCGCGGCGTCGATCACGCGCCGCGCGCCGTCAGCGTCCGACAGATCGGCGACGACGCCTTGCGCGTGCGCGCCGGGCGCGGTGACGCGCAGGTGCGCGAGCGCCGCCTTGACGGACGCGTCGCTGCGGCCGTTGATGAACAACTGCGCGCCGGCGCGCGCGAGTCCCTCGGCGATCGCGAGGCCGATGCCGGCGGTCGAGGCGGTCACGAGGGCGGTCTTGCCGGTGAGGTCGATGTGCATGGGCAGACTCCGCAAAAGGAGAGAACGATCCGCCGCGCGGCGGCGGCGGACGCGAGCGATTAGCTTAGACGAAAGCCGCGAAGTCGGCAGTCGGGCGAGGCGGTGGAAAGGGTGGAGCGGTGGAGGTTGTGAAGACGCTGGTGGGGGCGAAGGTTGTAAAGTCCGCAAGGACCGTGAAGAGAAGTGAGATATTTCCAAGGGAGAACGCGCGATATTTCCGGTATGAGGCGGGACGGAACGGGATCACACGGAACGGCGCTTGCAAACCACTTGCGTAGGTTGAAACAGAAATATATCTCTCTGGGGCAAGGCCCGCGAGGGCCGCGTCAGGCCGAAGGCAAGGTTCGCGAGGAGACAGTGGTCAACGGTGGAACCGCGTAGCGGTTGTCCCCGCCCTTGTGGTGGGGGCAACACCGTTGTCCACTGGCGGACGCGGGATTTACGACAACACTTGCGGACCGAGTCTGAGGGGCGGCTACCTATCTGTCAAGGCAGCCCCCTCAGGCTCAATCGGTGGAAGTAGGACTTGCAAACAGGTCGCGTTGGCGGGCCGCGATCTCTTCGCGTCGGACCGCCTTGATGATCTTGTAAATCCACTGGAGTGACACACCGAACTTCCGCGCCAGCTCGGCATGGTTGTCGCCGCGGAATTCGTCGAAAATTTGCCGATCACGCTGAGACAGCCGGTACGACACGCCCATCGGAAAGTAAATGTTCTGGCCGCCCCAGTGGCCGGCCATGCGGTCAGCGATCTCGCGCCCGAGCTGGTTCGCCTGGTCGGCGCCGATGTCGGCCAGCTCGATCAGCGCCTGCGCGACCTGCAGCGACAAGTCGACCAGCAGTTCCGGCCCTTTGCTTTTGAACGTTTCGTCCTTCATACGGCCTCCGTCGTCCTGTCACGCCATTTTTTGAGGTGCTCAATTACACGGGATGCCTGGGCGGAACTGAGCCATTCGAGCGCGTCGACGTGCGTCATGCGCTTTACGAAAGCCCCAAGCGCTTCCTCGGACCGGTTCTGTACGACGCCCCGATCCGCCAGCTCAAGCCAGAGGCCGCGGATCATCTTCGATTGCTCGTCGTCCGCTTGACCGCGTGCCCCCTTTTTGGAACGCACTTTAAAGTCGCAGCGCTTCAGGTGTTCCAGAACCCGTTCCAGGTCTGGAATGGTCAGGTCCGCCGCAGATTCCTTCTTTCCAATCTGCTTCAGGACAGCGCGGTAGCTGTCATCCGCCATTGCAAGATCACGCTTTGCGACGTGAATCAGGCGGATGAGCCTTTGCCGGGCTTGAGGCCCGCGATCAGATTTCGAGTACATCGATGTCGTCCGCTTCGAAGGAAAATTCGTCGTATTCAACGACACGCAGGCCACTCGACCCATCTACGGGCGGGAACCCTTCAATGCGGCCTGCGTTAAACGCATCCTTCGGGGAAAGCTCCTCAACCGTGGCCGCGAAGAAACGCGCCGCAAACAACTTCAGAAACGCTTGGAGCGAGCCGTGCCGCTCGATGTCGCTGTCACCCTCAGACCAGAATCGAACCAGCTCGCAGAGCTTCTCGTCGGTCAGGATGTTGTGATCCACGTCCACCACGATTTCGTAGCTGAAGTCGTGCGTCAGCACGTATTTTTTAATGTTCGTCACGTCGTCCCTCGCAGTGTGGTTGCTTTCGTGTCCTAGTCGACCGCCGCACGAGTGGACGCCCAATACATCGGGCGTCACCGCGCAGCTCGACGATTACTTGACGGCGTCCTTCAGCCCTTTGCCGGCCTTGAACTTGGGCGCCTTCGATGCCGGGATTTTGATTTCCTCGCCGGTCGCCGGGTTTCGGCCGGTGCGGGCCGCACGTGCGCCAACACTAAACACGCCGAAGCCCGTGAGCGTCACGGTGCCGCCTTTCCGCAGGGCCTTCGTGATGCCCTCCAGGACTGCTTCCAGTGCAAAGCCGGAATCGGCTTTCGTCAGGCCCGTTTCGGCTGCTACGTGGTTGATCAGGTCCGCTTTGTTCATAAATGCTCCGTATGGTGGATACCGCGAAACGCTCGCGGCCAGCGAAATAGCTCGGTGTCGCGGTTACGCGTTCGCGATGTCGAGCGGAATCTGGACGTATTGATCGGTGTCGCCGACGCGCTCGTAGACGCGGACATACGACTTGCTGCCGATCACCTGGAGCGCCTCGCCGATCGCTCGCATCGCTTCCAGCCAGCGCGGATCGGTGATGTCCAGTCGGCGCAGCGCGAGCACGCGCCCGGTGTTGATCTGGCCTTCCTTGTCGGTCGCAAACGCCTGCGTCACGATCGCCTGAATCTCAGGGCGGGCATCCGTGGTCCAGTCACGCAGACACTCGTCGATCATGGATTTGGCGGCCTGCAGGCGCTCGTCGAACGCGATGCGGTCTTGGATGGCCCGCTGGATTCGATAGCGACCGTCGAACGAGTACAGCGTGACGTTGCCCTTCTTACCGCCGACCTTCGAGCCGTATTCTTCGGCGGAGAGGTCGATGAAGGCCGAGATATCGCCGAAGATTCGAGCCTTCAGGTCGACGAGCCCCTTCGATCTCGTTTTGGCTTCGTCCGCCAGCTCGCGAACGAGTCGATCGCGCTCGCGGTCGATCGGTTTGATCATGCTTTCCGGGATCAGGCAGCCTTTCGCGTCTTGCCAGTAACCACTCGGAATCTGTTTCTGTTCCATGTGATGCTCCAATTCGGTTGGTAAATGAAGGCTCGTCAGCGAGTCCACCAGCGACGTATTTCTTTGCGACAGAGGCAGACGAGAAAAATGATTCCAATGACGATAACGGCGGTGTCGCTCATATCAGGACGCAAGCTTCATGGTCAGCGCATTCAGGCGCTCGTTTGCGTAGCGCATGGTCAGTCCCGGATCGATCTGACCGAAGTCGACGCGGTGCTTCATACCTGCCAGATAGCCTTGCAGCAGGCTGATGGCGCTTGTGCTGCCGGCGAGCTGATCGACGAAATCAAGCTCCGCTTTGGTTGACCAGCCACGAACATGTTCGAGATTCATGCCGCTATCTCCCACGTCACACGAACGCCCATGAAAACGACGTAGGCAAACTGACGATCGCCACGTCGCTGAACAGTGGCGCCGCCCGCACGCTCCCGCAGCACGTCGGACGACTTCGCGAGGTACGGGCCGATCTGGATCGTCGGCCGGCCGCCGTCGCCGGGCGCGATCTCTTCGCCCAGCACCCGGTAGCCCAGGCCGCGCAGCGCTCGCGCGCAGGCGTTCAGCAATGTGAGACGCGATACGCACTCTGCGTCGAATACCCGCGTACCTTCGGGCAGCGCACTGCGCGGTCCGGGCAGGTTCATTTGCACAATGGCGCCCATGTCAGACTCCCTTGATCACGTCTGCGTTGACGACCGGTACGCCCAGGCCGGCGGCGAGGTTCATCGCGGCCGTCAGGAGGTTGCCAACCGCGAGCGGGTACAGCAGCGACACCGTTTCGGCACGATCGCGCCGCGTGCTGGTCATCGTGAGCCGCGCGCGCAGCGCGTCGACGCCGCTGGCGTCGATCACGTCAGCGACCGGCTTGTCGAGCCGGCCGAACTTGAATCGCAGGTATTCGTCGAGACGCGGGCCATCGAGCGGAGCCAGTTCGACCATTTCGCATCGCTGCACGACTTCGCGGACGTCCTGGTTGCGCTCGGACAGCTTGACCTTCAGCTCGGGTTGACCGATCAGGATGATGGACAGCAGCTTTTTAAAGCCCATCTCCAGCTCGAAGAAGCGCTTCAGGTGCTTGAGCGTCGCGATCGGCAGTGCGTGCGCCTCATCGATCACGAGGCAATGCTGGTAGCCCGCCGCGTGGCTTTCCTTCAGCGCCTTGTGCAGTTGCGCGAAGCGGGCTTCCGGGCTGCTCTTGACCTTCTCCAGCGGGGCAACGGCAGCCATGATCGCTTCGGCGATGTGAGTCGCCTTCAGCGTCTTGCCTTTCTGGTCGTTGTCCTCCATCGCCAGCACGTACGGCTTGATGACGATGATCGGATGGCTCTCGCGCATCACTCGGTCTTCGAGGTCGCGCATCAGTGTCGTCTTGCCGCCGCCCGATTCCGCAACGACGGCCAGGAGCCCACCGTGCTTTGCGGTCTGGAACATCGCCTCGCGCACGTAGCGGATGTCGGGGCTCACGAACATGTCTTCGTGCGACTGGATGTCATCCGCGAACGGGTCGCGGAACAGGCCGAAGTGCTTACGGGTGGCTGGTGCGAGAACCTGTTTGCGCAGTAACATGGATTCCTCCTGGTTGAGATCGGTATTGCTGTTCGGCTGGGAGACCGGGTGGCCCGTCGTATCCGCCAAGACATCGGTCGGGCCACCCACCTTTTTCACTTCATCGAAAACACCTGAGTCCGCGTCCGACACCCCTTTGTGCTCCAAGTAGTCGAGAATTCGCTCCCGCAGGTCGAGGTCGTCGAGGCTGCGCGGCCATACGCCGTGATTCACGATCTGAGCGACCGCCGCCTGCGAGAGATTCAGGTGTTCCGCAAGTTCGGCCTGCTTGATAGAGGCGCGTTGCAGAACGCTTTTCAGGACCAACATCATTGACCTCCTGCCGCTGCACGAACGAGCTGCAGCGGTTGCTGTTGACCCGCACGCGGGCCGGTAAGCTCGGCGACGATCGCGTCGAGCTGCTCTTGCGGGACGCCGCCCGGATAGCGCTGTTGCAACCAGCGGAAGCGGTCGGCGCTCCAGTCAACACCCGCGGCTTCGACAGCCGCCTTGATCTGCTTTGCCGCCTCGATCAGCGTGAGCGGCGCCAGTTCAACGCGCGGCGCAACGAGGTCGTGTTCCGTACCGCGGCGCGGCAGGTACGTCGGAAGATCTGCTGCGTCGAGGTGCTTGTACGGGTCTAGGCGACCGCCGAAGGGCAATGCCTTGCCCTTACGGGCCGCTTCGGCCTCCGCAGCCGTCGACGTACCGGTCACGAGCTGCTCAATCTCACGAAGCGCGTGTTGCGCCGGCGTATCGGCATGACGGCGGTAGGTTTCGCCGATCACCGCAGCGCTTTCCGCGTAGCCGAATTCGTTACGCGTCACGACCGGGACAACAAAGAACGTCTCGTGTCCGTCTTCGCCTGTCAGGACGGCTTGCGCGGCATCGTCGCGCCACGGATTGCGCGTGATCATCAGCTTCTCCCCGACCATGACGCCCGGTACCGACGACACGTCGTATTCCTCGCCACGGAACGACACGCGCAGTTTCGGCGTGACCTTTCGGCTTTCCGGCGCGGCAACCGCCAGCTCTCGACAGACGTCAAGCGACGGGGCCTTGATCAGTTGCTGGGCGGTAATGCGCATCCACGCCTCGCTACGCGTGGCACCGTGGCGGCTATGCGTTTCGGTTGCGTTGAAGTGCATGCGCCAGCGCTTCGCGAGCGCGTTCAGTTCGTCGAGGCTGGTTACCGGTTGGAACTTGAGGCCCGGTTCGAACTTGCGTTCGATGAGGTTCCGCGCGTTTTCCACCTGTCCCGTGGCGCGTGCATTGCCGACCTTGTGCACGATCAGCTCGATACCGAGCGAGCGGCACAGGTTGCGGGTCATGGAGGCCGTGTTCGCCGATCCAGCGTCGAGCATCAGAATGCGCGGAACACCATGCATCAGGTCGGCGCCGCCGCGTTCCTGCATTGCGTTAATGAGCGTCGAGCAGAGGTTTTCGCCCGACTCCGCGCCCATCACGTACTCGGTGTAAATCCAGTCGCTCGCGTGGTCGGAGATTTCGTAGCTCCACACACGATCCGCAGCGATCCGGGCGAGGTTCTTCGGCTTGTTCTTGTAGAACTCAGCGTGATCCATCACGCGAAGCCCGTTCGCACGCGCGTCGGCGCTAGGCTTCAGGTAATACAGCACGCACAGGCTCGCGTCGATCTGCCATACGTGATTCGGATGCAGGCTCGCCAGCTCGGTCACCGGTGCTGGTGCGAGCAACTGGTCGGGATGCACGCCGTACATGCGCAGCGCGCGTTGAATCGCGCTATCGGACAGCGGCCGCAGTTCGCCCGTGGACTCGTCGAGGAATTCCGCCCGGATCATTCCATTCGCGCGCAGGGTTTGGACTGCGTCGCCGACCGAATACAAGCGCTTACCGTTCTTCCGGGTCGACTCGATCAGCGTCGCGGAAATCAACATGGCTTCGTCGCGCGTCAGCGAGCTTTGACCTGCATCGACACGGCGCTTGCGTTGCGTGGTCACGGTGGCTTCCTTCAGTTTGCGCATCAGGGTAGTGAAAGACAGGCCCAGCTCGCGGCAGGCCGCGTCGTAGATCGCACCTTTCTTGCCGTGGCCTGCCGCGCGCGCTGCTTGCGCGACAGCCACAATGCGTTCGTTCAAGACGGCACTCATCGTCGCGAGCCCCCGAGTCAGTTAGCGGCGCGTGAGTAGTCGTCAGCCGCTGTCCCGGCTGTCGTATCGCGCAGCCATTCAGGGACATCGTTTCCATCAGCAGCAGCCTTGACGCCGAACTCGCTCCGAAGCTGGTTGAGCGACAACTGGATTTGCCCGAGGACGCCAGCCATGAAGTCGTCGTGCGGTGCGCCGTGCGTCTCGCTGTGCTGCGCCAGGGTTTCGAACGCGGCACGCAGGTTGCCGCGAATGACGGACTCCGCTTCAAAGGCGATCGCGCTGGTTTCCTTGCGGATTTCCGCGCCTTCCTGGTCGGGCGTGACCCGTTTGACGCGTGTCTTCTTCGCGGCCAGCTCGTCGATCTTCGCGTTCTTGTCGGACAGCAGGCGAGCTTGCGCGGTAGCGTTTTCATGCGCTTCTCGAAGCGCTGCGCGCAATTCACGGCTCGTCATGCGATCGATGTCGTCGAGGGTCATCCCCGCTACAGTGCCGCCGTCCGCAAGCGCCGCAAGGTCTTCGTCGTCTTCGGCGACCAGTTCGAAAAGTTTGGTTTTGCCCAAAACGGACAGCGCTGTCCGTTTTGACTCCAGCGCTGGCGACATGAACTTGACCGATGCCGCCATCATTCGACGCGCGGTGCGTTCGTTCAGCCCGAGCTGGTGTTCGACGATCTCTGTGAATTCGCCGTGCGGTTCGTTTTCCTTCAGCAGGATCAGGCGCTTCCCGGCTTCCAGCATGGCTTCGGCAGATTGCGCCATGTAGAAGCGCGCTTCGTTCACGACACGATGGCGTTCGTACGGCAAACCATCGCCAAACTGCTTCGAAATTTCGCTGGAGCGTGCAGCGAGCTTGTTCGCCGCGTCGGTGAGCGCGGGCAGGACTTCAAGAGTATTGTCCGCGGGAACGGCGGTTGTTTCGTGTTTGTTGCGGCCCATAGCCTTCTCCGGTTAGACGTACTTCTTCAAGCGGTTTTCGGTTTCATCAATGCGGGCTCGGGCGGTATCCAAGCTGCGCAAGATGCCTACGGCGTGCTGCGCCAGCTTCACGGACGGCCGAATACGGCCGGTCTCGGGAATCCGCTCAGCAAATCCCATCGCCTCAAGCGTCGCCACGTAGCGCGTGATGTTCGAGGGAGAGAGGTTCGTCGCCTTGGCGACCTCGCCCGGCGTCAGCCCGTGCGCAAAATGACCGAGAAGGACGTTGAGGACCTCCAGGACTTTCTCGGCGGACTTCGTAGTTGCGTTCGTCGTCATTCGGACGCCCCCAGGTCAAGCTCGGGCTGCACATGGCGTTCGACGTTGCCACGGTGCCAGGCAAGCCCTTCCATCGCTTGCTGGATCGTCGCGATCGTCTCGTCGGCATTGGCCGAGCCGGCGTAGAAGTCGAGCAGTTGCCCGACGGCTGCGTTGAGCGTGCGCTGCAAGACCTGCATGTCTTCAGCCGTGGCATCGCGACCGGTCGGAATATCGATGATCAGACGGCCGGCGCTGGCTGCGACCCACCGGGTTACGAAATCAGTGCCGCAGGCGTCTTCGAACGGCCGGATCAGCGAGATTGGCATGCGGCCCGACTGGAACCACTTGTAGAGGGTCCAGTGGTCGGCGAGCCCCATGTGTTCAGAGATTCGCTCGACGCTGAGATTGCGCCGCTCGCGCGCATGCTCTTTACAGAGTTCGAGCGCGTGCCTAAGGCTATGCGGCTGAATGCGTTTCCAATTGCGGCGGCTCATTGGGAATCCCCATTCAGAACGGTTTCCAGTCGATTCCAAACAAATTCCCGTTTTGCATCTATGCAACAACGTTGCGACTCGTAGAATGAAAAGCGGTTACTCTTACGGGGAAAATGTTCCATGACGGACTCGGATTTCAGTGAGTTAGCGGCGCGAGTGGACGCGGTCGGGCAGACGATGCTTCGACTTATTGGCCACCTCGAAGAACAAGGCTGCGTCGACGGCGTACGCTTTTCGCAGGCGCTGCGCCGGTTCGGCGCTGCCCGTCGTCAACTGCCCGATCCGATACAGGCGCGCGGCGGCGAAGTTGTCCTGCAGATGGTGCAGTTGCTGGACGAAGCGAGGTCTCGCCGATGATCGGGCTATCGAACGGGAAGCCGAGGGCGTCGCGCATGGTTCGCCTCAGGCGGCGGTTTGCTTGATACCGGCCTTGACGGCAATGTCGTGCGCTCGGCCGAAATGAGCCTTGTCGACGCCATTGAGGACGCGGTAAACGGCGGCGGGCGGAAACTCGTTCTCTTCGGCCCATTGGCGGATGGTCTTGCCTTGGCTGCGGAGCCAGGCTTTGAAGTTGGTTACTGTCACGGTTAGCCTCCGTGGTGGTTCGAGGGAGACAGCGGCGAAGCATCTTTGCCGGTGAATTCGACGCTGTTTGTATGGTGATTATGGTAACGAATTCGTTACCTGTCAAGGCGTATTGGGGAGAAATTTGTGTCCATTGGCGAACGACTCCGCGAAGAGCGCGAGCGGCTAGGTTTCACGCAGCCAGCGTTCGCTGGCTTGGCGGAAACCACGAAGAAGAGCCAGATCGACTATGAGAAGGATTTAACGCAGCCAAAGGCCGGGTACTTGGCCGCGATCGGCAAGGTAGGCGCTGACGTGCAGTACATCGTCATGGGCGTCAGAAGCGCCACGAGTCTCACGCAAGATGAAGACGAACTTCTCCAGCGATATCGGTCTGCTTCGATCGAGGTGAAAGCAGCCGCCATCGGTGCTCTCTCGGCCGCAAGCACGACGAAGAGCGCAACTCGCCAGGAACAGGTTTTTCACGGATCAGTAGGACAGGCCGTAAAGGTCGAGGGGGGCCTCGATCAGCAGGGAATCAGCTTTTTCGGTAAAGGCAAGAAAAGAAAATGACCAATGAATCAAACGGGAAACAGGAGTTCAACAGATCGGTCGGGCAAGCCATACAGGCTGGGGAAGCAAGCATCGTCGATCGTTCGGTGAGCATCCGGGCCGGCTCAATCGGGAACGTCGCTGGCCGCGACATCGTCAACGTCAATCACGGCGTTCCGATCTCGAACAGCAATGTCGTGAACCTCCAGTTCGGCGCGAAGGAGGCCGAAGTCGAGTTCGTGACCAACCACCAGAAGGCCGTGATCATGGAACTGGTCGGCCAAATCGCGGACGCAACCGAAACTGATGTCCTCAAGATTTCCCGAGCCGTTCTGGCCCGTGCGGGCGCGAAACGGATCAAATGGATTCGTAGCGATAGATACCTCGATGTTGAGCAATACCTGTCGTCGTGGTTAAACCGCGTGGCGATCAAGCAGGCAACGCCAAACGAGACCCAACCGGAATCCATCCGCCCAGCTCCCGTCGAAAGCCGTAGCGTCGACTTTTCTCCGCAACTTCACCTCGCCCAGACGCAGCTCGCGTCCACCCGAACGACACTGAAAATCACGCTGTTCGCCGCGCTCGCGGGGGTCGCCGTGCTCGGTTACTACGGCTGGACCAGCCATCAGACGATCGGCCAGCTCCAGGCCGCATTCGGCGGCTGCCAATACGCGGGGAAGACTTACGCAGTCGGCGCCATCATCGATAACCCGGACGCGCCCGACATCGAATGCGTTGTGACGTCAGACGGTAAGCCTGGCGTGTGGCGCGATCTCACGGCGCGGCGCAAGCGCTGACGCTCCGCCCGGCGCATCCACCATCCCGAATCTCAACGAGCATTAATTCCTTCTCGAACCAGCGGGCAGCAAAATGACCAATCCGAAGCACAATCCGAACTCCGACTCCACCAACAAGGGTGTACCGACACGCGACAGCGTCGACTACGGCGAGCGGCACGACTACAACGATTTCAACAAGGGTTTCGAAGTGGTCAACACGCTGCCGCCGCCTCCGCCGCTGCCGACACGGGATAACAGCAATGGGAACGACCAGTCTTGAACTGCAGTGGCATAACCAGCTTTTCGACATTCGTCGGTCGATCCGCTACCACAACCGCCGCCGCGCGTTTTTCGATCGTCTCGATCAGATGACCAACATGCTGTCGGTGATCTTCGGATCGACGGCGGTCTACGGCGTGCTCGAACAGCAATACAAGGTGGTCGCGCTGGTCGCGGCCGGCCTCGTCACGGTGCTGTCCGCGATTAATCTCGTCGTAGGCTCGTCGCAGCGTGCGCGGGCGCATGCGGATTTCGCCCGGCAGTTCATCGGCCTGGAAAAGCGCATGGCACTGTCAGCACCGGATGAAGGGGTGTTGCTGGCGGTAGGCGGCGAACGACTGACGATCGAGGCCGAGGAGCCGCCGGTCCTGCACGTGCTCAACGTGATGTGCCACAACGAACAAATGCGGGCGATGGGATACCCAGATGCCAGCCTTGCGAAGGTCGGCTTTTGGCAGCGCGTGTTCTCCCAGCTCTTCGATTTTCAGGAACACGCGCTGCGCGCATCGAAACCGTAGTTTTCGCCTTGCTCCTGCGTGCGCCGATCACCTATGCCGGATGACTCCCCCGTCATGGAGTCGGCGCATGAATATTCATCCTGTCATTGCCACATTCGAACATCAGGCGAAAATCATCGACGTGACCGGTGACACGGAAGACACGGACGATGCGATCGCGCTGCTCGCCGGATGGATTGACCTCTCGCTCGAACGCCTCACCGAGGCCGACGTCAGCACGCTCGTGCGGGTCGGCGGGTTACTGTTTCGCGATGGCCTGAATCGCAGAAACGCGGCGCAAACTGACCGCTAAAGCGGATTAAAAGACCTCCCGGTGCATGCCGTCCAAGATGACGGCATATCCACTACGGGAGGTCATATGCCCTTCATCAAGCGCTTCCCGCGGCTGACGAGCTGGCTCGTCGCCGCGATCATCCTCGTTGCAGCCATCGCGCTTTTCTCGCCGCAGCAACTTCCCGTCGCCCTCTACAAACTGAGTCTCGTGAGCCTCGCGGCCGTCGTCGCATACTGGCTCGATCGTGGGCTTTTTCCGTACGCACGTCCGGACAGCTATCTCGAAACCGACTGGCGGCATGGACCGGACGGACTGACGCCCGAAGCCGACTATCGAGTCGCCAAGGGCTACGAGCTGGTGTTCGCTGCGGCGATGCTCCGGCGGGCGGTGATCGTCCTCGGTGTCGTGGTCGGCGTCGCGCTGGGCCTCTGACCATGTGCGTGCTGATCGCATTTCTCGTCGTGCTGCTCGGCGCCGCCGCGCCGGCGGCCGCGCAAGTGCCCGCCGAGGCACTGGCGTACCGCGCCGAGCTGACGCGCAACGCACGCGCCGTCTGGGGTATCGATGCGCCTGTCTCGTCGTTCGCGGCGCAAATCCATCAGGAAAGCCGCTGGCGCGCGGACGCAGTCAGCGTCGTCGGCGCGCGTGGCATGTCGCAGTTCATGCCGTCGACGGTCGACTGGATCGCGGGCGCCTATCCGGCCGAGCTGGGCGAGGCGCAACCGTTCAATCCGTCCTGGTCGATTCGTGCGCTCGTGCGGTACGACCGGCACCTCTGGGAGCGCATCACGGCGGCCGGCGCATGCGAGCGCATGGCGATGACGCTGTCGGCCTACAACGGCGGCCTGGGCTGGGTCTATCGCGATCAGCGCGTGACGGCTGCCGGCGGCGCCGACCGGCAGCGCTGGTTCGGCCACGTCGAGCGCTTCAACGCCGGCCGGCACGCGGCCGCTTTCCGCGAGAACCGCGGCTACCCGCGCGTGATCCTGCGCACGTTCGAGCCGCGTTACGTCAAGGCCGGATTTGGGCCGGGAGCATGTTCATGAACTTTCCTGTCCTGCTTTCGCGCGGCCAATGCGTGGCTGCCGCTGCCGGCGCCGCGGCAATCGGTGCGATCGCCGCCGGCGCGATCGCGTACTTCGGCGGTTACCACGCGGGCGCGCTCGCCGGCGACGCGAAGGTCGTGAAGCTCGAACGCCAGTATGCGGACAGCGCACGCGACGCCGTCGAACAAGCGCGCATCAAGGAACGCGCAGAGACGCAGCGCGCGGCGGCGCTCGCCAGCGACCTGTTCGCCGAAAAAGCCCGGCACGCGCTCGAAGTCGATGAACTGAAACGGAGAATTCCCAGTGTCACGAGCCAATACCGCCCGGCGCCGGATGCGCCTCTTCAGGACTTGCCTCGCTGCATTTTCACTGTCGGCTTTGTCGGCGTGTGGAACGCCGCCGCCGGCGCCGATGGTGTGCCCGCGACCGGTGCTGCCGCCGGCGTTGCTGCGCCGGCCGGCACCGATGACGCCCTTGACTCCGGGGTACGCCAGGACGACATCCTCGCCCACCACATCGACGCCAGCCGCCGCAGCCGCGACATCGAATCGCAACTGAACAAGCTGATCGACTACATCGAGGGAGAAACGCGGTGACGTTACAGGTGGAATTCTGGCAACTGGTGTCGATGCTCGCGACGTTCATCGGCTTGCTGATCGCGGCCGGCAAGGTGTTGATCCTGCAGATCGAGCGGCACCAGGCCGAGCGTGATCAGAAACAGGAAGACCAGCTCAAAGCCATGCTCGAGCAGATCAGCCGGCAGGCAGACAACACGGCCCGCCTGGAGCGCGATTTTCTGCGATTTCAGGCTGACCTACCGCTCCAGTACGTACGCCGCGAGGACTACGTTCGCAACCAGACCGTCATCGAAGCGAAGCTCGACGCGATCGCGCTCAGATTCGAAAACTTACAACTCCGGGGAAATCAATGACGCCCACCAACCCGCTGGGAATCGACCACGCCAAGGTGCGCCGCGAATCGCTGCGCTGGTATCTGATTCTGGCGCTGTACAACGCGCGGCCCGAGGAAGTCGTCGAGGACGTGATCCAGATGACGATGCGCTCGATCTTCGCCGACATCACGGCGCTTGAAGTGCGCAAGGAGCTGGACTACCTCGCCGATCGCGTGCTGGTGAAACTGCGCAAGGAGCCGTCCGGCCGCTGGTGGGGCGACCTCACGCGCTACGGCGTCGACATCGCCGAGTACACGATCGATTGCGAGCCCGGCATCGCGCGGCCGGCCAAGTACTGGAGCCAGTGACATGGGGCGCAGCAGCGGCGTGCAACGCCTGCCGAAGGCCGTGCGCGAATGGCTCGAAAGCGCGCTCGTCGAGGGCAACTTCACGGGCTACCAGGAGCTGGAGCAAACGCTTCGCGACAAGGGCTACCAGATCAGCAAGTCGGCGATCCATCGGTACGGGCAGCGCATCGAGCGCCGCTTCGCCGCGATCAAGGCGAGCACGGAAGCCGCTCGCATCCTGACCGAAGGCGCAGCCGACGACCAGGACGCCCGTTCCGAGGCCGTGATCGCGCTCGTGCAGACTGAAATGTTCGAATCCATCGTCAACCTGCAGGAAGCGACCGACGAAGACGCTGATCCGGGCGAGCGTATCGCGCTGCTGTCCAAGGCCGCGAAGAACATCGCGACGCTGGCCCGCGCGAGCGTGAACCAGAAGAAATTCCGCCTGGAGGTGCAGGCGCGCGCGGAAGCGGCAGCAGCGGCCGTCGACAAGGTCGTCAAGAGCGGCGGCCTGTCCGATGACGCGGCCGACGCGATCCGTCGTCAGATTCTTGGGATTGTCGGATGACGATCGTCGAAACCCGTGCAGATCGCGCGCCCGCTGTCCTGCTGCCGTATCAGCAGAAATGGGCCGCCGACACGTCGCCCGTCAAGGTCTGTGAGAAGTCGCGCCGCGTCGGCCTGTCCTGGGGCGAAGCGGCCGATTCCGCGTTGCTGGCGGCCAGCCAGCGCGGCATGGACGTTTGGTACGTCGGTTACAACAAGGACATGGCGCAGGAGTTCATTCGCGACTGCGCCGATTGGGCCAAGTTCTACAGCCTCGCGGCCGACGAGATCGAGGAAACCGAGGAGGTCTTTCAGGACAAGGACGGCGACAAGTCGATCCTCGCGTTCGTGATCCGCTTCGCGTCGGGCTTTCGCGTCACGGCACTGTCGTCGCGCCCGTCGAACCTGCGCGGCAAACAAGGCCGCGTGATCATCGACGAAGCCGCGTTCCACGAGCAACTTGGCGAGCTGCTAAAGGCGGCGATGGCGCTGCTAATGTGGGGCGGTCAGGTCCACGTAATTTCGACGCATGACGGTGTCGACAACCCCTTCAACGAACTGGTCACGGATGTCCGGTCCGGAAAGAAGCCGTATAGCCTGCATCGCATCACGTTCGAAGATGCTGTTCGGGACGGGCTCTACCAGCGAATTTGCTTGCGCAAGGGCGAAGCCTGGACGGACGAAGGTGAAGCCAAGTGGGTCAAGGATATTCGCGCGTCGTACGGCGCGGATGCCGAGGAAGAGCTGGATTGCGTGCCGAAGAACAGCGGCGGCGCATGGCTGTCGCGCGCGCTGATCGAGTCGCGCATGTCGGCTGATACGCCGGTGCTGCGCTGGGCCTGCAAACAGGGTTTCGAGGTGCTTCCCGATCACATCCGCGCAGCCGAATGCCGCGATTGGCTCGAAGCGACGCTCGGCCCGCTGCTCACGGCGCTCCCGGCCGACGCCCGCTCGTACAACGGCGAGGACTTCGGCCGCACGGGCGACCTGACGGTCCACGTGCCGCTGATCGAACAACAGAACCTGATCCGCCGTGTGCCGTTCATCGTCGAGCTGCGCAACGTGCCTTTCCGGCAGCAGGAACAAATCGCTTTCTACCTGCTCGACCGGCTCCCGCGCTTCACGGGCGGCGCCTTCGATGCGCGCGGCAACGGCCAGTACCTCGCCGAGATCGCCATGCAGCGCTACGGCGCGTCGCGCATCCAGCAAGTGATGCTGTCGGAGTCGTGGTATCGCGAGCACATGCCGCCCGTGAAGGCAGCATTCGAAGACGGCACGATCGACGGCCTTCCGAAGGATGCAGACGTGCTCGCCGACCTGCGCGCCGTCCAGGTCATCAAGGGCGTGCCGCGCATCCCGGACGTGCGCACGACCGGCCAGGACGACGGCAAGCGCCACGGCGACGCTGCCGTTGCGGTGGCTCTGGCGTATTACGCAAGCCGTGAACTGAACAAGGGACCGGTGACCGCCAAGTCGCGGCGGCGCCGCTCCAGCGTCCGAATGACAGAGGGTTACGCATGAGCAAGGGTTTGTGGGTCAGCCCCACCGAGTTTGTAAAGTTCGGCGAGCCGGACAAGTCGCTGTCGTCGCAGATCGCGACGCGGGCGCGAAGCATCGATTTCTTCGCGCTCGGCATGTACCTGCCGAATCCGGACCCGGTGCTCAAGGCGCTCGGTAAGGATATCCGCGTCTACCGCGAACTGCGCGCGGACGCGCACGTCGGCGGGTGCGTGCGCCGCCGCAAGGCGGCCGTGAAGGCGCTCGAATGGGGCCTCGACCGCGGCAAGGCGAAGAGTCGCGTCGCGAAGTCGATCGCCGACGTCTTCGCGGACCTCGACCTGTCCCGGATCGCGACCGAAATGCTGGACGCCGTCCTGTACGGCTATCAGCCGATGGAGATCACCTGGGGCAAGGTTGGCAACTACATCGTGCCGATCGACGTCGTCGGCAAGCCGGCCGACTGGTTCGTCTACGACCCGGAGAACCAGCTCCGCTTTCGCAGCAAGGAACACTGGGTCCAGGGCGAAGAGCTGCCGGCACGCAAGTTCCTGGTGCCGCGCCAGGAAGCGACGTATCTGAACCCGTACGGCTTCCCGGACCTGTCGATGTGCTTCTGGCCGACCACGTTCAAGAAAGGCGGCCTCAAGTTCTGGGTGCAGTTCACCGAGAAGTACGGTTCGCCGATGCTGGTCGGAAAGCATCCGCGCAGCGCGTCGGACGCCGAAACCAACCTGCTGCTCGACCGCCTGGAGGACATGGTGCAGGATGCCGTCGCGGTCATTCCCGACGATTCCAGCATCGAGATCAAGGAAGCGGCCGGCAAGTCCGGTAGCGCCGACGTCTACGAACGCCTGCTGCACTTTTGCCGCGGCGAGGTGTCGATTGCCTTGCTCGGGCAGAACCAGACCACCGAGGCGACGTCGACGCGCGCATCCGCGCAGGCCGGGCTTGAGGTAACGGACGACATTCGTGACGGTGACAAGGCGATCGTCGTCGAAGCGATGAACATGCTGATCCGCTGGATTTGCGACCTCAACTTCGACGGCGCGGCTCGCCCTGTCTTCGACATGTGGGAACAGGAGCAGGTCGACGAAATCCAGGCCGGGCGCGACGAGAAGCTCACGCGCGCCGGCGCGCGCTTCACGCCGGCGTACTTCAAGCGAGCGTACAACCTACAGGACGGCGACCTGGACGAACGGCCGCTGCCAGTGTCGGCCGTTGACGCCGTGGGAGCCGCATCCTTCGCGGAGTTCGAAGCGCCCGACCAGGACGCGCTTGACGCCGCGCTGAACGCCTTGTCCGCGCGCGACCTGAATGCCGACGCGCAGGCGCTGGTCGCGCCGCTTTTAAAGCGGATTGCGAATGGCGCGAGCGCCGACGAGCTGCTCGGCATGCTGGCCGAGCTGTATCCGAGCCTCGACACCGACGCGCTGCAGGAGCGGCTTGCCCGCGCGATCTTCGTCGCGAACCTCTGGGGGCGTCTCCATGCCTGAAGCGGTTGACCTCGGCTACTGCATGGAGCTGCCGCCGAAAAAGGCGATCGAGTATTTGCGCAGCAAGGGCTACGAGATCACCTGGGATTGGGAGGAGCTTTGGCAGGACGCCCAGGCGAAGGCGTTCACGGTCGCCAAGGTCACGCGCCTGGACATCCTGCAGGACATTCGCAACGCGGTCGAAACCGCAATCAGCGAAGGCAAGACGCTGCGATGGTTCACGAAGGAGCTGACGCCTGTCCTGCAATCCAAGGGCTGGTGGGGAAAGCAGGAACACGTCGACCAGGGCACCGGCGAGATCACCCAGGTTCAGCTCGGCAGCCCGTGGCGCCTGCAGACCATCTACCGGACGAACCTGCAAACCGCCTACATGGCGGGCCGCTATGCCGAGCAAATGGCGAACGTCGGCGATCGGCCGTACTGGATGTACGTGGCGATCCTCGACAGCCGCACGCGCCCGAGCCATCGGGCAATGAACGGCAAGGTGTTCCGCTACGACGATCCGTTCTGGCAGTCGTTCTACCCGCCGAACGGCTGGGGCTGCCGGTGCCGCGTGGTTGCGTTGTCGCATGACGAGATCATCGTACGGGGCATCAAGGTCGAGGCAGCCGGCGATCGCCTCGGCAAGACGCTCAAGCTGGTCAACGAGAAGACCGGAGAAATGCGCGAGGTTGCAACGTTCCGCACCGTCGACCCGGTCACGCGCCGCGAAATCGTTGTGTCGCCGGACGTCGGCTGGAGCTACAACCCCGGCGCCGCGGCGTGGCAGCCTGACCTGTCTCGATACACGGGTGATCTCGGCACGATCGCCAGGAGGGAATTGCAGTGAGCGATTTCGTGAATTTCCAGATCGACGACTCGGCTCTGCGCACACGCTTGCTCCAGCTCGAACAAGCCGGCCACCAGAAGGCGGACGCGATGCGCAAGATCACGCAGGCGCTGGTGTTGGTCACCGAGGACAACTTCGCCGCGCAGGGCCGGCCGCGGTGGCAGGCATTGTCGGAAGCGACGATTCACATGCGCGTCGGCGGCAAGAAGGCATACAAGAAAAACGGCGAACTGACGGCGGCCGCGTCGCGTCGCAAGGCCGGGCTGATGATCCTCCAGGACAGCGGGCAAATGGCTGCGTCGACCGCGACCGATTCCGGCGAGGACTACTCGGTAATCGGCAGCAACAAGGAATATGCGGCAATCCAGCATTTCGGCGGGCAAGCTGGCCGAGGATTGAAGGTCACGATTCCCGGCCGCGCGTGGTTGCCCGTTACTGCCGACGGCGAGCTGCAACCTGAAGCCGTCGAGCCCGTGCTCAACACCATCCTGCGTCACTTGATGGACGCAGCGAATCGCCGCTAACCTGTCGACGAGCCAATCGCGCTCTGCGCGCCTTCGGACCACCCGAGGCGCGCAACGATAGCCGCAGCCCCCTGACGCTGCCTCGTAAAGTTTTATAAAGGCTTTATGGGTTTGGTTCGAACCTGCCGCGCTCCCCGCATCGCGCGTATCGTTCCGGCGTAATCGTAAAGCCGATTAAAAGACCCGTTCCGTTCGTCGCCCGATGATGGGCGCCATGAACGCGAAACCACTCCACATTTTCCGGGCAGGCACGCAGACCGACATGAGCGGTCGCGTGCTTGAGTTCGCCGAAACGGATCTCGCCGCGACGGCCGCCGCATACGACCCGAAGGTCCACGAAGCGCCGATCGTCATCGGCCATCCGCGCGACAACGCGCCGGCGTGGGGCTGGGTCGCTTCTCTCTCGGCGTCGGCCGGCAACCTGCAGGCCGAGCCCACCCAAGTCGATCCGGCGTTCGCCGAACTCGTCAGCGCTGGGCGCTTCAAGAAGATCAGCGCCAGCTTCTATCACCCCGATTCGCCGCACAACCCGACGCCCGGCGTCTACTACCTGCGCCACGTCGGCTTTCTCGGCGCGCAGCCGCCGGCGCTCAAGGGCCTGCGCGACGTGAATTTCAGCGACGGCAACGAGGGCGTTGTGGAGTTCAGCGACTGGGGCCAGGAGCTGAACGCTGGCCTCTGGCGTCGCATGCGCGAATGGCTGCTGACGCAATTCGGCCAGGACACGGCCGACACGGTCATCCCCGACTGGCAAATCGAGTCGATCCGCGAAGTCGCGCGACAAGACGATGCGCCGACCAGCGCATTCGCCGAGCGCGGCGCGGCAACCAAACCCACCACCACTCAGCAGGAGAAACCCGCAGTGACCCGCGAAGAAAAGGACGCGCTGGAGGCCGAAAACACCCAGCTCAAGCAGCAGCTCGCCGACGCGCAGGCGCGTGAGCGCAAGGCGGCGGACGATCGCCGCCACGGCGAGCACGTGTCGTATGCCGAGCAACTCGTCGCAGGCGGCACGCTCGCCCCGAAGCACAAGGATGCAGTCATCGCATTTCTCGACTTCACGGCACGTGAGCCGTTCGAGTTCGGCGAAGGCGATGCCAAGCAGCCGCTGGCGAGCGCATTCCGTTCGTTCCTCGGCGATCTGCCGAAGGTGGTCGACTTTGGTGAGCACGCAACGCGCGAGCGCGCCGGCGTGACGACGGGCGCCGACACCGTCGAGTACGGCGAGAACGTCGATCCGAAGCGTGCCGAGCTGGACGGCCGCATTCGCGCATACATGCGCGAGCACAACGTCGACTACGCGGCAGCTGCAAACGCGGTGATCCGCTAACCACCGGCGAAAGCCACTGCAAAGGCCATTGAGCCAGGAGAAATGATGGGACGTCTCTCGAAACTGCGAATCGTCGACCCCGTGTTGACGAATCTCGCGATCGGCTACACGAACGCCGAGTTCATCGGCCAGACTCTGATGCCGGTCGTCGAAGTGGAAAAGGAAGGCGGCAAGATTCCGAAGTTCGGCAAGGAATCGTTCCGCCTCTATCAGACTGAACGCGCGCTGCGTGCAAAGTCGAACCGCATGAATCCGGAAGACATTGGTAGTGTCGACGTGAACCTCGACGAGCACGATCTCGAGTATCCGATCGACTACCGGGAAGACCAGGAATCGGCGTTTCCGCTGGAACAAGCCGCTGTCCAGACCGCGACCGACGCGATCCAGCTGCGCCGCGAGAAGATGATCGCGGACCTGTCGCAGAATCCGAGCAGCTACGCCGCGGGCAACAAGAAGCAACTCAGTGCGACCGAGAAATTCACCGCGGCCAACAGCGATCCGGTCGGCGTCATCGAAGACGGCAAGGAAGCGATCCGCACGAAGATCGGTCGCCGGCCGAACACGATGGTGATCGGCGCGTCAGCCTACAAGACGCTGAAGGCCCACCCGCAGCTCATCGAGAAGATCAAGTACTCGATGAAGGGCATCGTGACCGTCGACCTGCTGAAGGAAATCTTCGAGGTCGAGAACATCGCGGTCGGCGAAGCCATTTACGCCGACGACAAAGACCGCTTCACGGACATCTGGGGCGCCAACATCGTGCTCGCCTATGTCCCGCTGCAGCGCGGCGGCCAGCAACGTACGCCGTATGAACCGTCCTACGGCTACACGCTGCGCAAGAAAGGCAATCCGGTCGTCGACACGCGCATCGAAGACGGCAAGCTTGAACTGGTGCGGGCCACGGACATTTTCCGGCCGTACCTGCTCGGCGCGGACGCCGGCTACCTGATCTCGGGCGTCAACGGCTGATCGCTCGCGGCACTGAATCCCGTACTGACCACGTCTCGCCTTCGGGCGAGACCCACCCGAACGGAACATGACTCATGAAAACGCATCAACCGATCCTTACCACGTCCGTTACCGCTGTCGCCGGCCTGAACCGCTTCCAATTCGTCGGTTTCGATGGTGGCGTGTGCGCAGCCGGCGCGAAGGCGCTCGGCGTTGCCGAAGCGACCGCCGATGTCGGCGAGCAAGCGTCGGTCAACCTGCTCGGCGTCATCCTGGTCATGGCCGGCGCGCCGGTCGATCAACACGCCGAAGTTGAGGCCGACGCAGCCGGTCAAGCCATCCCGAAGGCGACCGGCGCATCGAATGGCTACGCGCTCGATGCGGCGACGGCGGCCGGCGACGTCATCCGCATCCTGCGAGGTATTTGACGTGCGTTATTGCACGCTCGCCGACCTGAAGCTGGCCGTGCCCGAACGGACGCTCATTGAGCTGACGAACGACACGACCACCGACTACGGCGCACCGGCGCCGACGACGATCAACACCGACATCGTCGAAAGCGCCGTGCGCCAGGCGGAGGAAATCGTCGACGCGCACTTGCGCGGCCGCTACAACCTGCCGCTGTCGCCGGTGCCAACGGTCATCAAGGATGTCACGGTCAATCTGGCGCGGCACTGGCTGTATGCCCGCCGACCGGAAGGCGCCGCGCTTCCGGACACCGTGTCGCAAACCTTCAAGGCGTCGATGCACATGCTCGAAAAGATCCGCGACAACAAGCTGACGATCGGCGACCCGAGCGGCACCGCGACGCCGGAGCCCGGCGAAATGAAGGTTCGCGCGCGCCGTCGCCAGTTCGACGCGGACCTGCTGGAGCGCTTCTGATGGCGACGACGCTCGAAATGGTCGACTCCGTTGTCGCACGGCTTCGCGTCAAGCTACCGGCGCTCGTGACGGAGTACTTCCCGGAGCGTCCGGACGAATACCGGCTCAACCATGCGATCGGCGCGTTGCTGGTGAGCTATCCGGGCAGCCAGTACGACACGACCGTCGACACCGACCTGGTGGTGCAGCCGCGGCGCGTGAAGTTCGCCGTCGCGATCGTGCTGCGCCAGCTCAACGGCCGCGGCGGTGCGATCGACGTGCTCGATCACGTTCGCACCGCCCTGGTGGGCTTCCAGCCGCCGGACTGCAAAAAGCTCGCGGCGGTCAGCGACAAGTTTCTGGGGGAGTCGGCCGGCTTGTGGCAGTACGTGATCGAGTTTTCGGCGGGCACGGTGATTGTCGAGGACACGGAGCCGGACGACAGACCGCTGTTGACGCAAGTTACCTACGAGGAGGAATCGTGAAATACCAGTACAGCGGACCGACCAGCGGCGTCACGCTGCAGGACGGCGACGACGTCCAGGAAGTGATGCTTCACACGGGCGCAGACGTCGAGCTGCCCGAAGACCACGAGTACACGGCGACGCTGCTCGCGATGGGCTACCTGAAGCCGGCCGCAGCGCCGTCGACGAAGCCCGCGCGCCCCAGTGTGCCGGAAGACCAACCGAAGACCGCCGCAAACGCGGTCGCCGTGAAGGGAGTCTGAGCGATGGCGGCAAACTATTTGCATGGCGTCGAGACCATTGAAAAGGAAGCCGGCTCGCGGCCCGTCAAGGTCGTGAAGTCGGCCGTCATCGGCCTGATCGGCACGGCGCCGATCGGGCCGGTCAATACGCCGGTCCAGTCGCTGTCTGACGTCGACGCCGCGCAGTTCGGGCCGCAGCTCACGGGCTTTACGATCCCGCAAGCGCTCGACGCGGTCTACGACTACGGCAGCGGCACGGTGATCGTGATCAACGTGCTCGATCCGGCGGTCCACAAGAGCAACGCGGCGAGCGAGTCCGTCACGTTCGACGCGGCAACGGGTCGCGCAAAGCTTGCGCATCCGGCCGCGGCGAATCTCGTGTTGAAGAACGATTCGGGCAGCGCGACGTACGCCGAAGGTACCGATTACGCTGTCGACCTGGTCAACGGCGTCATCACCCGGATCAAAACCGGCACGATTCCGCCTGGTGCGACGGCGGCGAAGGCGACCTACGACTACGCGGACCCGACGAAGGTCGCGGCCGCGGACATCATTGGCGCCGTGAACGCGGCCGGCATGCGCACGGGGATGAAGGCGCTGAAGGACACGTACAACCTCTACGGCTATTTCTCGAAGATCCTGATCGCACCGGCGTACTGCACGCAGAACTCGGTTTCTGTCGAGCTGGAGGCGATGGCCGTCCAGCTTGGCGCGATCGCGTACATCGACGCGCCGATCGGCACCACGCAGGCGCAGGCGCTGGCCGGGCGCGGGCCGGCGGGCACGATCAACTTCAACACGTCCAGCGACCGCGTACGCCTCTGCTACCCGCACGTGAAGGTCTATGACGCCGCGACCAACGCCGAACGCCTGGCGCCGCTCTCGTCGCGCGCAGCGGGCCTTCGCGCACGGGTCGACCTGGACAAGGGCTACTGGTGGTCCAGCTCGAATCAGCAGCTCGTCGGCGTGACGGGCGTTGAGCGGCCGCTGTCGGCGATGATCGACGATCCGCAATCGGACGTGAACATGCTCAACGAACAGGGCATCACGACCGTTTTCAGCTCGTACGGCTCGGGCCTGCGTCTGTGGGGCAACCGCACAGCAGCATGGCCGACGGTCACGCACATGCGCAACTTCGAGAACGTGCGCCGCACGGGCGACGTCATCAACGAATCGTTGCGCTACTTCAGCCAGCAGTTCGTCGACGCGCCGATCGACCAAGGATTGATCGATTCGCTCGTCGAGTCGGTGAACGGCTTCGGTCGCAAGCTGATCGGCGACGGCGCGCTGCTCGGTTTCAAGGCGTGGTTCGATCCCGCCAAGAATCCGAAGGAAGAGCTGGCGAAAGGCCATCTGCTCATCAACTACAAGTACACGGTGCCGCCGCCGCTCGAACGCTTGACGTACGAGACCGAGATCACCTCGGAGTACTTGCTCACCCTGAAGGGAGGTAACTGATCATGGCGGGTGGCGTCAAAATCAACCGGATCACGAACGCCAACGTGTATCTCAGCAACAATTCGATGCTCGGCAAGGCTGAAGAAATCAAGCTGCCGGACGTCCAGGCAATCATGGCCGAGCACAAGGCGCTCGGCATGATCGGCAAGGTCGAGCTGCCCGGCGGTCTGGACAAGCTCGAAGGCGAGATCAAATGGAACTCGCTCTATGCCGACGTGGCGAAGGCGATGGCGAACCCGTTCAGGGCTGTTCCACTGCAGTGCCGTTCGAGCATCGAGACCTACGGCGCGCAAGGCCGCGTCCAGGAAGTCAGCCTCGTGACGTACCTGACCGTGATGTTCAAGAAGAACCCGCTCGGCACGTACAAGCAACACGAGAACGCTGACTTCAGCTCCGCGTTCGGCGCGACCTACATCAAGCAGGTCATCGACGGCGAGGAAGTGCTGGAGCTGGACTATCTGGCGAACATCTTCCGCGTCGGCGGCGAAGACATGCTGGCCGACTTCCGAGCCAATATCGGCGGCTAACCGATTCTTGCGCAGTCGTCCTCGACTTTGGCCCGCTTCGGCGGGCCTTTTTTAATCTGCGCTGAAAGTGCGATCGCGCGCGCGAATCGACAATGTGTGCTCTACCTCAACGGAGCACATTGTGAAAATCCCCCTCAAATTCCCCGTCAAACTCGCTACCGGTCAAACGCTCACGGAACTGAACCTGCGTCGCGGCAAGCGCAAGGAAATGGGCCTTGCGGCGAAGTACAGCGAAGACCCCGGCGAACAGGAAGACTTCCTGCTCGCGATGCTGACCAACCTCACTGTCGAAGACATCGGCGAACTCGACCTCGCCGACTCGAAGCGGCTCATGGACTCCTTTCGCAGTATGGTTGAGGGACGGGATTCCGCCGGAGATGCGAGCGCCCAGCGACCAGCCGCCGAGCAAGGAAACGCAAACGCTGGACTCGGCGCTTCGGCCGCTGGATGAGGTGTTGCTACTGGTGTTGAAGATTCAGCCGTCCGAAATCGCCGAACTGGACATGGACGACTACTGGCACTGGATCAACGCCGCGGAGCGGGAAATCAAGCGGCGCGTCGACGCGACAAAGCAATCCTGATGTCAGGCGGCCCGGCGCCCGAGCCGGCCGCAAAGCCACACGATGGCCTTGATCGCCGCCGCGATGAGGTACGAGCCGGCCACCACGACCGGCCCGAGAAAAGCAAACCCGAAAAACGCCACGATGCCGAACACGATCGGCACGGACCACCAGGGCAGTTCGATGAACAGCCAGACGGCGAGCACGACGCCGGCGATCGCGATCACGGTGTAGGTAATGCCTTCGGCGATGGACTGGATGTTCATGAGCGGCCTCGTCACTTTCCGGTAAGGGTATGGCAAGCGAATTCTATATTGGCGTAAAGATCGGCGCGACGCTACTCGGTAGCTTCGGCGCCGCGCTTTCCGGTACGCGCACGACGCTGAACGGCCTCGGCCGCGTCGCCGACGAGCTGCGCGCGAAGCATACCCGCCTCGGGGACGCGATGGCGCGGGCCGTTGCGCATCCGATGCGCAACATCGTCGAGCTGCGCGGCCAGTACGATCGCCTGGGCCGGACCATCGATCAAGTCCAGGCGAAGCAAGCGGCCCTTGCGACGCGGCTCGCGCGTGGCGCCGCGCTTCGCGAGCAGCGCCAGGGGCTCGGTGCGGACATGCTCGGCACGTACGCGACAGCGGTCGCGACGGCCGCGCCCGTCGTCGGGGCTGTGAAGCAAGCGGCCAACTTCGAAGCCGGCCTGCGCGACATCGCGATTACCGGCAACCTGACCCGTGATGAAGAGTTCCGGATCGGCGAGACGATGCGCCGCGCGGCCCTTGCCACGAGCCAGGGCCACAACTCCATTCTGGAAGGCGTCGGCACGCTGGTCGCGGCCGGCATGGACGCGAAGGAAGCCGGCCAGAAATCGAACTTGCTCGGGCGCGTGGCGACGGCCACGAACGCCGACATGAAGGACCTTGCCGGCATGGTGTACTCGTTCTCCGAGACGCTCGGGATCAAGGGCGATGCGGCGCTGAAGGAGGCGTTTAACCGCGCGGCATACGGCGGCAAGCTCGGTCGGTTCGAGCTGAAGGATATGGCGAAAGCCCTGCCTGAAATGACCGCTGCGTTCGCAGCCAAGGGCATCAAGGGCCAAGACGCGCTGACGCAGATCATCGCCAGCCTCGAAGTCGGCCGCGAAGGCGCCGGCAGCGGCGACGAGGCTGTGACGAACCTGCGCAACTGGCTGTCGCACATGAACGCGAAGGCGACCATCGACGCCTACAAGAAGGCCGGCGTCGACTACCAGAAGTCGATGTCCAATCTCGTCGCCGGCGGCTATTCGAGCTACGAGGGCTCGCTGCAGATTGCACAGAAGTTCATCGCCTCGCGCGGCGACGCGTTCATGAAGCAGTGGAAAGCGGCCGGCGCCAAGGGCGATGAGGAGGCGCAGCGCAAGCTGATGGAGAGCTTCGGCCTGAATGAGGTGTTCCAGGACATCCAGACCATCAACCACTTGCTCGCGATGCGTCAGGGCTGGGACAAGTATCAGCAGAACAAGAAGGACATGGGTAGCGCGCAGGCGCTGAATACCATCGACCAGGACTACGCGCGCCGCGCGGAGCTGGCGACGGTCGCGTGGGGTCGTTTTCAGACCCAGATTGCGGACCTGGGGATCACGGTCGGCCGCGCGCTGCTGCCGTCGCTGACCGACCTGATGAACACGACCACGCCGCTGATCCAGCGCACCGGGCAGTTCGCGGCGGCCCATCCCGGCCTGATCCGCGGCGTGGTCGGTTTCGCAACGGGCGTGATCGGCATGAAGGTTGCGACGCTCGCGGCCGGCTGGGGTCTGAATTTTTTCGTCAAGTCGCCGCTGAACATGGTCAGCACGGCATTGACGACGGTCGGAGCGAAGTGGACGCTGTTTCGCGCGCTCTGGGCCGGCGGTGGCTCCCGCCTGTCCACCGTGTTTCAGATTTTCGGCATGGGCGCGGGCGCGGCCGGCAAGCTCGCGGCCGCGGTCGGGCGTACCGGGAGTCTGTTTGTGGGATTCGGGCGCGGCGCGCTGATGGTCGGCCGCGCGCTGCTCCCTTTCGGCCAGGGCATGTTGATGACGATCGTCGGGCCGCTGCGCCTGCTCGCCCAGGGCGGGATGCTGCTAGCCCGCGTCCTGGGTGGTCAGCTCGTCAACGGCCTGATGCTGGCCGGCCGCACGGTTCTCTGGCTGGGCCGCGCGTTGATGCTCAATCCGATCGGGATTGCCATTACCGGGATCGCGGTCGGCGCGTACCTCATCTACCGCTACTGGACGCCGATCAAGCAGTTCTTCGGGAGTATCTGGAATTCGATTCGTACCGCGTTCGCAGGCGGGATCGGTAGCGTCATGCGGCTGATCATCAACTGGTCGCCGCTCGGCCTGTTCTATCGCGCGTTCGCGGGCGTGCTCAGGTGGTTCGGCGTTGGACTCCCGAAAACCTTCACCGATTTCGGATCGCACCTGATCGACGGCCTGGTCAATGGCATTCGGAATCGCTTCACCTCCGCGAAAAATACGCTGGTCGAATTCGGCAGCAACGTGAAGGCATGGTTCGCGAACACGCTGGGGATCAAGTCGCCGTCCCGCGTCTTCATGGGTTTCGGCGACAACATCGCCCAGGGCGCCGCGATCGGCATCGGCCGTTCGTCGGCGATCGCCGCGCGCGCGGCCGCCGGCATGGCGACGCAGGCGGCAGCCGCCGCGTCCCTGCAGCGCATCAACGCAGCTCGCGGCGGCTCGCCGCTCGGCGCATCGGTAGCCGGCTCTGGGATCACGGTCAATTTCTCGCCAACGATTACGGTCCAGGGCGGCTCGCCGGACGGCGTCAAGGAACAGGTCAAGCAAGGGCTCAACCTGTCGTTGCGCGACCTGGAGCGCATGCTTGACGAGCTGCTCGCTAAGCGCGAGCGACGTGCGTACAGGAGCTGACGTGTTTGCAATTTTGGGTGATATCGAGTTCGAGCTGATCGGATACTTCGACGGGTTCGATGCGACCTTCGGTGCCGACTACGCCGAACACGCGCTGCTGCAAGGCAAGCCGCGGCTGCAGCGCATGGGCGACAAGCTCGACGAGATCCGGATCGCGCTGTCGTTTCACTACTGGTACTGCGACCCGGAAGCCGAGCTGGCGAAGCTGCGCGCGGCGGTGAGCGCGAAACAGGCGATGGCGCTTGTGTTCGGCAACGGCGATTACAAGGGCTGGTTTGTGCTGACCGAGGTTCAGTCAACCAGCAAACAGACCGACACGTCGGGAACCGTGCTGTCCCTCGACGCGCAGATCACCCTGCGCGAGTTCGTCGGCGACAAGAAAAACCCGCTCAAGCCGCCGGCCGTCCAGCCCAAGGTGCCGCCGGCGGCCGCGCAGGCTGTCTCCAGCGTCACATCGGCGGTGGCCACCGCGCGAGGCACGATTCAGCAGGCAGTGACCTGGGCGAACCAGGCGCAGTCCGCGATGCGGGTGGCCGTCGACGCGGTCAAGGTCGTCCAGAAGCTGAAAGACGATCCGTTCGCCGCATTGAGTCGCTCGTCGAGCGTGCTGACCAACATCAAGCAAGCCGCTGATCCACTGGCGAAGCTGTCGCCGGCGCTGGCGTCCCTGACCGACCAGATTCCCGAGGCAGCCGGCATTCTGCGCGCCAGCAATACCGCGCTGGATGCAGTCCGATCAGCGCAAGGCGGCTTGGCGAACGCGAAGATCGGGACGATTACCGGCGCGATTGATCGGGCCGCCGGGCAGCTCGCCACGGCGACCGGCGCGCTGAGTTCCGCGGCGCCGAGTCTGAGCAAACTGGCCGCGCAAGTCGCGACGCGGAGGATTTGATGTTTCTGACCCACATCACAACCGAGGGCGAACGGTGGGATCAAATCGCCTACTGGTATTACGGCGACCCGTTTGCCTATGAGCGGATCGTTGCTGCGAACCCGAATGTGCCGATCACGCCGGTGCTCGCGAGTGGCATTGCGCTGTCGATTCCGGTCGTTGCGGCCGACGACGTAGCCGATGAGGAGCTTCCGCCGTGGATGCGGTGATCGACACTCCGACGTCGGTTGCCGACGTCCCTGAGCCCGTTTTCACGCTCGTGTACGAGCAGAAGAACATCACCAACGACATCGCGCCCTACGTGGTGTCGGTGGCGTATACCGACTTCCTTTCCGGCCAGTCCGACGAGATCGAGGTCGTGCTCGAAGACACGGACGGCCGATGGCTCGATGCGTGGTATCCGGGGAAAGGCGACGCGCTGACGCTGAAGATCGGCTACACGGGCGCGCCGTTACTCGCGTGCGGCCGCTTCGAGATCGACGAGATTGGCTTCGACGATCCGGCCTCGACGGTCACTATCCACGGGCTCGGCACCGGCGTGAAAGCATCGGTTCGAAGCCGCAAGGCCAAAGCGTACGAGCACACGACGCTGGCGACGATCGCCGCACGCGTCGCGAAACGGAACCACCTGACGCTCACCGGCCGCATTCGGGATATTCGCATCGACCGGGTTACCCAGTACCAGGAGCAGGATGTCGCGTTTCTGACGCGGCTCGCACGCGAGTACGGCTATGCGTTCAAGATTTCGGGCAGCAAGCTCATCTTCAGCGAACTCGCCGACCTGCGAGGATCGGACGCTGTCCTGCAGTTCAAGCGCGCCGACCTGAAATCGATCCGCCTGCGCGACAAGATCAAAGACGTGTACGCGCAGGCCAAAGTCGGCTACCACAACCCGAAGACGAAGAAGCTCGTCGTCTACGGCGTGACAGGCGATTCCGTAGGTGTCGTCGGTCAATCCGAGGCGGCCGCGGGCAAGCGCAAACCGTCCGGCCAGTCGACCAGCGGCGACACGCTGCGGCTGTCCGCACGGGCCGGCTCCAAGGCGACGCTGCAGACGAAGGCACGTGCGGCGCTTGACCAGGCGAACCTCAAGCAAACGGGTGGATCGGTCGAGATGACCGGCGACACGAAGCTGGCCGCCGGCGCATCCATCGAGCTGCTCGAACTCGGCAAGCTGTCCGGAAAGTATCTGATCGAGTCGGCGCGGCATCGTCTCGATCGCGGTGGCGGCTACCAAACCGAAGTGGAGCTGAAGCGCTCGGCGATCGCCGTCCAGGCCGGCAAAGACGGCGGCACAACGCCGAAGAAATCCACGAAAGGGCTCCAGGTCTACGGTGTCACGGCAAAGGGCGACGTCGGCGTTGTTGGAACCACGCCCGTAGCGGCGAAAGGTAAGAAAAAATGAGCGAGACCCTCGACGAGTTCGGCGCGACGATCAAGTTCGGCACGGTCAGCGCGTCGAAGCCCGGCTTCGCGCGTGTGCGGCTGACCGACCTCGGCAACATGAGGACCATGTGGTTGCCGATCGCCTACCCGAAGACCCTGGCCGATCAGGCTTGCTGGACCTACGATAACGGCGAACAGGTCGCCGTGCTCCTGGACAGCCGGTGCGAGGACGGCGTCATTCTCGGTGCCATCTACTCCGATGCCGATCGCCCGCCCGTCACGGACCCGAACAAGTTCATCGTCCGCTTCAACGATGGCGCGATGCTCGAGTACGATCGCGCGACCCACACGCTGACGTGCTCGGGCATGCAGTCTGTGATCGTGGACTCGAAGTCCGAAATCTTGCTGCGTGCGGCCGACAAGGTGACGGTCGACGTGCCGGAGGCCGAGTTCACGCGTAACGTGACGGTCAAGGGGAAGCTGACTTACCAGGGCGGGATGGCCGGATCGGGCGGCGATGGCGCCGTGCTGACGGGCAACGTGAACGTCGACGGCAACGTGAGCGCGACCGGCACCATCATGGACGCCGGCGGCAACTCGAATCACCACTCCCACTGAGCTTTTAGCCGGCTTTAATATCCCCCTGACTGGTCGCGCGGCAACATGGCCGCATGACCCAGCTCTCCGACATCACCTCCGTTCATTGGCAGCCGGCCCTTAACCGCGAAGGCGTTGTTGAGGGCGTGGACGACATCGATCAGGCGATCCGCTTGATTCTCGGGACACCCCAGGGCAGCGATCCGCATCGCCCCGAGTTCGGCTCCAAGCTCTATCTGTACCTCGACATGCCGATCGACCGCGCCACGCCGCACGTTGTGCGCGAGTCGGTCGACGCAATCCGCCGCTGGGAGCCGCGCTGCGAGGTCGTGCGAGTCATCCCGTCCATCACCGAGTCGCGTGAAACGATCCGCGTCCAGTGGCGCCTCGCGGACGGTGTCATTCGTGAGACGGAGGTGCCGCGATGACGCTCAACGAACCGGATTTCATCGCCCGCGACCCGGAAGTCATCACGGCCGAGATCGTGGCCGACTACGAGGCTCGCACCGGCAAGACACTGTATCCGGCGCAGGTCGAACGCGTCCTGGTCGACATCATTGCGTACCGCGAAGCGCTCGTACGCGTCGGTATCCAGGAGGCCGCGAAACAGAACCTCGTCGCGTTCGCGCGCGCTCCCATGATTGACTACCTTGGCGAGCTGGTCGGCGTGACGCGATTGCCGGCCCAGCCCGCCAAGACGACGATTCGCTTCTCCGTCGACGCGGCGCTACCGTCTAACCTGCTGATCGCCGCCGGCACGCGCGTCGAGACGAGCGATGGCGCGGTTTCGTTTGCGACCGACGTCGACGTGCAGCTCGTCGCCGGCCAGTTGTCTATCGACGCGGCCGCGACCTGCGAAACAGCGGGAGCGATCGGAAACGGCTGGCAGCCGGGTCAACTCGGCTCGCTCGTCGACGACCTGGGCGATGTCGATGTGACGGTGGCCAACACCAAGGTCAGCGCGGACGGGTATGAGCAGGAAGGCGACGATCGCCTGCGCGAGCGCATCAAACTGGCGCCGGAGGCGTTTAGCACGGCCGGCTCGCGGCTTGCCTACGTGTTCCATGCGAAGAGCGTGCACCAGTCGATCGTCGACGTCGGCGTAATCGGTCCGGAAATGGAAATGCGCGACGGCCGGCTGGTATCGGTCAATGGTGTACCGCCCGGCAGCGTCCAGGTCTATCCGCTCGTCGACACGGGCCTGCCGAGCGAAGCGATTCTCCAGCTCGTACGCGACAACCTGACCGACGAGCGCCGGCGGCCGCTGACCGATTACGTCGACGTTCGCTCGCCAACGCCGGTCGATTATGCGATCGATGTCCGCCTGACGCTGTACAAGGATGCCGATGCTGACACGACGATTGCGCAGGCACGCGAGGCAGCAGAGTCCTACCGAGCCGATCGCGCGGCTGGCCTGGGACGCGATATCGTTCCGCGTCAACTCAGCCGTGCCGTGCAGGTTTCAGGCGTGTACGACGTCGATTTGCCGGGCCTCGCGCTGCGCGTGCTGACAGGTAGCGAGTGGGCACGGTGTACGAGCGTCAGTGTGATTCCAGTCGGGGTGGCAAATGGCTGATCTCCTGTTGCCGCCTGCGCTGGCGAAAGACCCGCGCTTCAAGGCGTTCGCCCAATTGACCGAGCGGCTCGACAACATCGACCTGTCGCCGCTCCTGGTCTACCTGATCGACGGCGTTGACGCGTCCGCGTTGCCGTTCCTCGCCGATCAGTTCTCGGTCATGGGTGAGGACGGCTGGAGTCTCGCCGAGTCCAACGAAGCCAAGCGCGCCCTGATCAAGGGGGCAATCGAGCTGCACCGCTACAAGGGCACGCCCTGGGCGGTCAGAGAGGTGATCCGGCGCCTGGGCTTCGGCGAGGTGGAACTTGTCGAGGGCATTGGCCAGGCCCACTACGACGGGAAAAGCCGCTACGACGGCGCAATGGTGTACGGCGGTGATGGTTTGTGGGCCGCCTACCGGGTCATCTTGCTCGATCGCGCCATCACCAATGACCAAGCGGCCTTGCTGCGCACGACGTTGGCCGCGTTCGCGCCGGCGCGCTGCGTACTTGCCAGTCTCGAATACCGTCGCGTGCCGGTGCGCTACAACGGCGCGGCTCACTACGACGGACAGTACAACCACGGGAGCAGTTAATGGGCAAACTCGTCGAAACTTCCCAATGGGAGGAAGACCTCTATCAAATCGAAACAGGCGATCCGGTCGAAGGTGGCCCGGACGGTGTTTCGAACAAGCAGGCCAAGCAGCTCGGCGGCCGCACACGCTATCTGAAGCAACAGGTCGAGCAATCGCAAACGAGCCTCGCGCAACACGTCGCCGCCCCGGACCCGCATTCGCAATACGCGCTGAAAACCGACCTTGCAGCCAAGTTAGCAGCGCTCGTGGGCCAGTCGCCGCAATCGCTCGATACGCTCAAGGAGTTGGCGGACGCACTCGGGAACGATCCGAACTTCGCAACGACGGTTCTGAACGGGCTTTCAACAAAGGCTCCGATCGACTCGTCGAACCTGACGGGTACGCCCAGGGCGCCGACGCCGCCGCAATTCGACAACACCACGAGACTCGCCACGACGGCTTTCGTGCTGAAGGCGCTCGGAAGTTACTCGGGCGTTTCCGTGATCACCAAGGCCACTACGTTAACCAGTGCCGAGGTCGGTCAAATCATCGAACTCAACGGGAACACGTCGTTTACGACAACCCTTCCGCCTGGAAATGCGATTCCGGCCGGCGGACGGGCGGTGTTCGTCAATCAATCCGGCGTCAATCAAACTGTTGCCACTCAAGGCGGGGATTTGATCTGGTCGTATGCCGGCGGGTTAATCTCGTCAGTCGTCCTCGTGCCGGGCGACTCACTCGAGCTGTTCTCGCGTGTCGGACAATGGGATATCGGCGGCGGTACGGTCGCATTGCGGCACGTACAAGGGGCAACGACACAGACGCCGTCGCAGTTCGACAACACGTCGAAGCTTGCGACGACGGCGTTCGTGCAGCGAGCACTTGGAAGTTTCCAAGCATTCTCAGCCTATACGTCCAGCCAGACGCTTACTGCATCGCAGTCCGGATCGGTCATCAATTTTTGGGGTGGTTCAGCATCGACATTCACGTTGCCATCAGCCGCTGCAATGCCTGGCGGTGGCGCGTTCCTGCTCAATAACACTTCCAGTTCCGCTCCCGTCACGATTGTGCGCGCAGGGAACGACACGATCCTTGCAAATGGGGGAAACACAAGTGTCGTTCTGCAACCGGGAGACAATTTGCTCATCGTGCCGGCGGGCGGAACTCAGTGGGTGGCGGTCGGGGGTAGTGCGCAATTGCCTTTTGCCGGCACTATGTCGGGGGCCAATTTCGTGACGGCGCCGCAGTTCGACAGTTCGAACAAGTTGGCGACTACTGCATTCGCGCAGCGCGCATCCGGCGGTGTCGTGGGGGCAGTCCGCAACGCCAGCATGAACGTGTCGGCCGCGAGCGCATCGGCGACGTTCACGGCCGACGAGATCGTCGTTGAAACGACGCTAGGCGGCGGGTTCTTTAGGCTGGCCGGGTTCAACAAGACGATCAACCTAGCCGCGACCGGTGCGGGCGGCATGGATACCGGATCGGCACCGACATCGGGCTATGTCGCGCTCTATGCCATCTACAATCCGGCGCTCGCCGCGGTCGCACTACTCGCGACGAACGCGACGGCGGGACGGGTATCCGAAGTGTACAGCGGCGGGAACATGCCGGCCGGCTATACCGCGTCAGCTCTTGTGAGCGTATGGCCGACGAATGGGAGCGGGCAGTTCATCCAGGGTGTCCAAGTCGATCGACAGCTCTCGATTCCGTTCGTCACGGTACTAACGACGAGCAGCACGCAGGCATCGCCGACGGCACTGTCGATTTCCGCTGCGGTGCCACCGAACGCGCGAAAGGCATCTGGCACTATGTCCGTGGCGTCGACCTCCTCGACGCCAAGCACGTCGTTAAGCGTCTATGCTGCCGTCTCCGGGTGCGGCATCCAAGGCATAAACAATAGTGTGGGCGCAGCCGGGGGCATTTCAACGACTTATCGGGATCTTCCGATCACTGTCATGCAGACGCTCTATTACAGTGCGACATCGACAGCCGGTACGCCGACATTCACGATGAGTGTTTCCGGTTACGAAATTTGAGGAGGCGACATGTTTGTACAGTTCTCTGGGGCAGATGAAAAGGTCATCGTTGCTGTATTCGCAAGTGTGCAGGACAACAAGATTTTCATGAATCAAGGACAGGTGGACCTGTCCGACCCTCGCTATGCCTCGTTCTTCAACGAGCTGCCTCCGTTGGCTCGGGAGGCGCTGCCTTTGCCGACATCCGAGTGACCGCAAATCTCTTCGCCTTCATGGCTCTCTTCTCGATGAGATGCCATGATCCGATCGCACACGGCGCCGTGAAAGTGAAGGCTAGGATTATTGAAGTCCAAACGTTCATATCGGGAAAGTAGGCAGAAATGCTCTGTTGGATAGGGAAGGCATAGAGATAGAGACCATAGGAAAAGTCTCCCTTGCTCCCTGCCGCCCGTATAACCGGCGTCGATCTCTTCGCGATCCCCAAGACAACGTATGGAATTGAGAATGCACTGGTTACCCCAACGAGATAGCGAGTCCACCCGTCAAACCAGTAGGTAGAGATGGCATGCGCAACCAACACCAGGGCGACGAGTCTGATGTCGAAAGTGATTTTCTCTTCGATCACCCTGAAAAAGCTGCCGGCCATGAAATAGGCACCCATCGCACAGGCAGCGCGCACTTCGGTGGCATAGATGACAAGTCTGGGGCCGGAGTAAAAATAGGTCAGATATACAGCCGTACAGGAGAATGTTGTGGCTGCAGCAGCATAGACTGAGCCTCTCCTTCGGCCGGCGAGGATAAGTATTACTGGCGTCAAGAGGTACATGAAAAATTCTGCTGGTAGGCTCCAGAGCGAGCCATTTACCGCAGATTTGATTGGGTTGGAACCGAACACATCGGGGAGGTCATAGACAATGTACAGACCAGCGTTGCGCAAGTAGTTGTAGGTACGTTCGTTGTTGAAGTAGTCAACTGTCGATAGCGTGCTCTCCATTGGCCCCAGAGCGAATGCTGTTATACAGACAACTACGATCAGGGCGGGGAAAATTCGAAGCGCTCGCTTCAGGAAAAATCTGAACGGACTTGGATCACTCGTCCAACTTCCGGCGATCAGATAACCGCTGATTGAGAAGAAGATGATCACGCCGAACACGGAAATCGGATTCCCTAGAAGCTCAGGTTGCCTTATACCCATGATCGGGAATGCATGGCCGACCACAACGATGGACGCTGCAAACAGCCGCATGAAATCGAAATTATTCTGGTGCAT